AGTGTATTTTTGAATTGCACAACACGATTGTCATGCGGCGCTAACCCGCATCGGTGCCACCAACTGCGAGTGATTTTACTATAAATTTAACTAACAGTGTCAATAACTTTTGGGCGCTCGATCACGGTTTGGCAGACGCCATCAAAATCAGTGTGGTATTTGATTTTGCATATGATGGTGGCTGACTCATGCCGTTGAGCAATACCACTTTTGCCTTTGTAAATTACAACGTTGCCATCATCTGTGCGGCAGATGTTGAGATAAGTGCGGCCATACAAGCCATCAATGGCCACGATGCGGTCCACAGTCACGGTCAATGTGACCTTCTCACCCACAGCACCAAAATGCTTGCTGTGAACGCGGGCCACCTCTTTACGGTCAATTGCGGCAAAGCAGGACTCGACTGCTTCCAACTGCTTATCAGACAGTTTGCCAAACAATGCCAACGTGTGTTTTACGTTGATCAGAAAACTGTTGTCACCCTCGTAAGCGGCTAAACGAACACAAACTTCTGCGTGCTCTACGCGCCATTGCTCAGTGGCCACCAAGCGCTCTGCTTGGGCCTGCTCGCGCTCCTTTGCCTGCTCTGCCAAACGTGCCTCACGGCGGGCCTTGGCACCTGCTTGGCGGCGTGCACGCACGTGGTCAGCGCGGACCTTCTCAAAACCTTCAATGCCCCAGCCAGTCTTGGCCACGCAGTCACAACCAACTTTGAATTGCTTTGCACCAGCAATGGAACCCTTAATCCAAAACTCCCAACGAATGCCAGTGAAACAGTAATCGCAAAAACCACCTGCGCGAGATGTACCGTCAGGGTTAGTGATGGAGTTTTCTGTGACGTGTGTGCAAGAAAATGGGGCCTTGCCTAATTTTGATTTCTCGAATGGGTGTGTCATGTCGCTAATCCTTTTCGCTGTTGATTCACTGTAAGTATAGATTAAACGAGACACCCTGCCATTTGGTTGACAGGGTGGTAAAAATAATTTGCAGAAACTATTTGTTGCGATTTAAATGCGCGACTGCGGCTTCTTTTGTATCAAAGCGGCCACCGAGCGGAGTCTGGTGGGGACCGCGCACGATATACCAGCCATCCAATAATTTGTTGTGAATGATGCGCACTAAATACGGGCTGTTACTTGGCTTGCGTGGCCGCTTATTGCGGTGAATGATTTCTGGGCTAGGTGTCATGGCTTGGTCCTTCTTAAAAACTAAAGTCGTAATACTTGTCGCGCTCACCAATGGTCAAACCACGGTTGTAGTCTGCGTGGACAATGCGGCCTGTTTGGCCCTTGCGGACGCATGAACGCCAAATGCCTTTTTTGTCTTTTTTGTAGTAATGGGTACGGCCATTTCCGTTGCGTGTGTACTCATACGTTTGGTCTTCGCTCATGCCATTTTTGTCGATGCGTTTAGCATCATCTTCCTGCAACACAATGTAGTCCAATGAGCCATCGCGTTTTGTGGCAATCTCAACGATTGTGCAGGGGTAACGGTCTGTCCACCCTAAGATGGTTGCGCCTAAACCCAAATAGAGTTTTGGCTCGCCAATGACTGAATGGCTATAAATGTAGTTGGTCAAACTACCAGTATGAGTTCCTAATTTCATTTCGCTTTCCTTCGCTGTTGGTTTAACTTACAAGTATACAACGCATAGGCCTGCCGTTCGGTTGACAGGCCATGCAAATTATTTCTCTTCTTTTTTCTCTTGGCCTGCTTCCAAGATTTTATTTGCGGCGGAGAAAATTTTCTGGGCTGACTTGTCGCTGATTTGCTGGCCCTTCAACCAGTGCTGGACATAGCCCCGTGACTCTTCTACGCCGCCCAAACCTAGGATGTTGGTAAGAATGTAGGCGGTGCACTCTGCTTCGACTTCGCGGATATCGCGTGGTGTTCTCTCATCGTCGTCACAACGGCCTTCGGCGGTATGGCCAAGCACAATGTGCGCGATCTCATGGAACGTAGTTTTGTGGGGAAATACGGCCAATGGGTTGATGGCAAACGTGCGGCTGGATGCATACCCTTGGCTGTTACCGTCAGAGTGGTCAAACTTGACTTCGCTGATGTCCAAAGCGGCCAATGCTTTGACTTTGTCCCACTGTGGGATTACTTGTTCTGGCGAATATGTTGGGCCATCTGTCTGGTCTAGTACAAACCAATTGTTTTTGAGCACAAACACGCGGTAGGTATCGCCAGTCTTTTCGCCAGTAACGGCATCTTTTTTGTTGCCAATGACTGGTTGGACCAAGGCAATGGCCTTCTGGCCCTTCTTGACTTGGCGGCCCAATTCTATCCAGCGTTTGTACGTGGCTATCGGGCCAACTGGGATGTTGCGCTCTAGGCACTGTGACCATGCGAGCAATTGATTGCCAATGCTAAAACCGTGAAAGGTGGTGTAGCAAGTGCTTAACACGCCACGGTCATTGACTGCTGATTCGAGTAACTGAGAAAAATTCGCTTTATCCATGATGGAGTTCCTTCGCTGTTGATTGAGTTGTAGTGTAACCTACAACTATACAACGCGGCACCTAATTAATCGGTTGACACGGTTACTAAATTTTTTTCAACTAATTTCATGCCGTAATTGTCCACGAAGTATCTGGACTTGTGCTGGGGGTGATATTCGAGCGCGTTCTTTTTGAATGCCCTGTAATCAACGTGGTGGTGCCAACGGTTAAACCGCCATACCACTTTGGCCACGTCTGGGTGCAGGCGGGCAATCATCTCTGATTTGGGCAACGTCCCCTCTTTTTCGTAGAACTCGGCGGTGTTGCCCCCCTTCATTGTTTGGGTGGTGGCCTTTTCTTGCAGGAATGCGTTAAATTGGACCGTACACATACCCATCTTGAGCACGCGCAGGGACAGGTCTGTATCTTCGTTGTAACGCCCTCGCCATCGCATTGGCAGGCCATTGTTGACCAGCAGGCAGGAGTAAATGCGCGTGTTCATCACGTAAGGTGGGAGTTGCTCCTTGGCTTTGGCAAAAAAGTCATAGTTAAAACCTGCTAGGCCTACGTTCAGGTAACGGTCCACAAAGTCTTCAGCGGCGGCAAAGATGGCCCCATTGGTGACCTTCACCATCAAGTTGCGATTTAGCCTGTTAAATGATGCGATGTTGTCATCCAACACCCAGTGCCGATGGGCTTTTAATACAAACTGGGCGTGGTCCCATGCGCAATTGCGCGGAGCACCAGCACCGACACGATCTGGTCCATTCAAGTCGCAGGTGTCATAGTGGTGCTGGTACTCTTGCGGCAATGCAAGCAGGCGTTCAGTCCCTACTTTGGCGGCGTACAGGTCATATTCCTGCGGCTCCACCACCATGTAGTAGGTCAGGCCCAGCGCGTCAAGCGCTTTCGCTGTCAAGCGGCTTTCCCACCTGCCCTTGCTGATTATGTAAATCGGATACCTTGGATTCATCAACATACCTCAAGTGGGACGCCCGCCGTGGCTCCGCATAGGGCCACCAGCAGGCTTTTTGTTTAGGGGTGATAGGTTGGCCTAGCAATTCAGCAAAAGCCCGCCTATCAGCCTCATTTCGAAACCTAACGTTGATATGGCTGTCAGGCGTCAAATCGTCCATCTCAAATTCAGGCATGCCCTGCCAATGCTTGCGCCACCCTTCTGGCAGGTCCGCAAACAATTCGCCAGTGTCTTCGTCGTTTGCGTCGCGCGTCACTTACCGCCAACCTTTTTCAAATGCAAAATCAACAGGCCAAGGTCTGCGTGTTTATGCTCCCAGTAGTAACGCTCGATTTCCACCATCATGTAGTCGCACCCATGGTCAAACCCTTTCGCATACTCTTGGCCCTTACCATCAAAATAATGCTCTGTGCCACCAAGTTTTTTGGGCAGTGGCTTGCACTGCTCATGGTTCAACTCGAAGCGCTCCATTTGTTTTACAAAGCCATCAATTGACTGCGGGTTTTTTAACTGTTCTTTGTAACCACAATGCTTGCAGTGCATGACGTCGCTCTCGACGGTCAGGTGTTCTGTCAATTCAGGTTGTGCTAGTTCGATAGACATTGTTTTTGCTCCATTAATTGAAATTGATTTGCACGTAAAAAATCACGTTGTAGTTGTGGGCAGGTTGCCCATGCCATTGGATACTTATTGAGGTACGACTGTAAACTTTTGCGGTTGCTAGGCGTAGGTATCTTGCGATATTTTTGTATCAGTGTGGCCAGTGTCATGCCGTCACCTTATCAAGCAATCCAAGCACCTCAAACACGCGCACAATGTCCAAAATATTGCGAGCACCAATATTCCATTCGGTAATTTGTTTTACTGGCGTGCCGCCGCCGTCGTTGTAACTTGGGCCGTCTTTCCAGTTGTAGATGGTGCATACCACGCCGTCTTCCCAACGCAGGTCCCACATAGCATCCACCTTGTATTCGTCGCCCTTGTTAGGCGGACCCAATTTGTCTACCAATGTTTGGTACAACACGCCGCGTAGCGTGCCCTGATGGGCACACCCGTTTGTGTTGATGTCGTATTCGTTGTGTGTATGGAAGTCCATTACGCGGTCCTAAAAAGTAATTCTTCAATTGTTTCAAACGCGGTTTGGGCCAATTTAAATTGGCTATAGCGGCTTTCTTTGTCGCAAAAATTCCAGACGTTATCTTCGTACAGGTCCCAAGACCCGTCTTCCAATTCGTACCAGATTTCCCAAGAGCCTACCTCGCCAGTGAGGTAGCCCTTGACACCTTGTGTAAATTTTCTAAGTTCAAGGTTCATGGCTATGACTCCTTAGTTGCTAAGTGGGGTTGTAGATGCAGAGAAACCTGCGGGGACCACTTTGCTGTGGGCTTTGATCAACTCTTCTGAAGGGTTGAATGTCTTGGCAACAGATGCCCAAGATGTAGAAAGTTTTTCTTTCACCGCTGTGACTTTGGTCACGTACAGGGTACCTGCGTAGGTGCCTGCGCCTAGCAGTTTGACCTGTGCCTTGAGGTTCTCGGCCTGTTCGGTCAGTTGATCGATTTGGTCTTGGATCAAGCCAAGTTGGTCAACGATTTGGAGTGCTGTGTCTGTAGTCATAATTCGCTTTCATTCAATGTTGGTTTGTGGATTGTAGTTTAACCTACACGTATACAACGCGATTCGGTTGCGTATCGTTGACAAAATAATACATGTTTAAACCCTAGGAGAAGAAAGTTCTAACAATGAATTTGTATCCGCAAGTAGGTCCGCCTCGTCGTATCCATAGTGTTTGGCAAAACCCTTGGTTCCAAGGCCATGCAGGCCCGTATTGCCCCTGTGGTGCTCTGGGCATAGGGGTATGACGTCCATGTTGCTTGCGCGCTGTCCCATGCCCGTTCCGCGCCTTGGGTGGTGCAATTCAGCGGGAGTACCAGCGTAGCCCATACGGCGGCATACCGCGCAACCAAGTTCAGCAACTGCGTTTGCATGTTTCCTTTCGGCCTTAGTTGTCACCGCTAATCATCAATATTGCAACGCCAACAATTACAACGACGCCGCCGCCCAAACACATAAACAAAACCGCCCATGCAACAGTTTCAAGCATTGTTTTTCTCCTTAAGATATTTCTCTGCCCAACGCGCGCCTTCCATAAAATCAAAATTGTTTTCTTGGCCAACAGGTATATCGCCCCAATTCAGCGGCACCCAATTACGCACGTAATCTTGTATATCGTCATCATCACTGCGTCTTTTTTCAATGGCGCGAATGATTTCTTGTTTGACGCGTGACTCACGCTCAACACGATTAAATTCCTCGTCTTCTGCCGTCAGTGGCCTGTATGGAGCAGTCACGCCAATTGGTTTGCGTTCTAGTGTCATTGGGTAGCCCTTCCTTCAGCGCGTGCTGATGATTCCAAACTTCTCCACACTTCAATCTTTGCTTCTGCCGCAGACATTTGTATGCGCAACGTTTCGTAGTCTGCCACAGCATCACGTAGTTCTGCAAGATGCGTTTTGTAATCCTCATGTGAGTACGCATACGTTTCTTTTGCTGACTCTGTTTTTTCTGATGAGGTAGCCATCAACATTGCTTTGACCGTCTTGCGTTTTTCTTGCATGAAAATCATATAGCCTTTTTTCTGACCAAACTCATGCGCCTTATCGCGCATGAAATCTAATGCTTTGAATGGTGATACATCGTGCTCTGTCATAGTCGCTCCTATTCGCTGGTTGGTTTTTTACCTTTAGGCTTGTTTACCTGTTGGTTAGACAATGGTAACACATAATTTTGCCTTTCTTTGATCATGGCATTTGCCACCCTGTAAGCAATACCTGCTACATGCTCGTTGCTATATTCGCCAACAATTTCTGCCGTCAACAATCCCTGCACAACAAACATAGCAAACAGGTCTATTAGTTCTGGTTCATCTTTCATTGAATACCTTCTATGGTTAACTTGACCATACCGCCAACTTCATTAGCCCAATAGATGCGCAGGTCTTCTATCAACGCATCGTCTTGCATCACACCAGCGTGGACCATGCCATCAAGCACAGCCTTCAACAAGTTGTCTAAGTCCCTGCGGCGGCGATCTGGTCTGAATGCTTGTATCTCTACCTTGCATGCGTAATCAATATGTTTTGCCGCGCGTTGTATGAGCACTTGATCTGCTACCGCCTTGCGATACTCTCGGCCCTTTGCACTTAGCAATACTTTGCCGTTGTAATTGCGCCAATATGTGTTGACTGTTGGCGGCCAAGGAAGTGTTAATTCAATCACTGAATTCTTCCACGCAATTGTTCAACCATTGACCTTTGTACATCTATTAATTGATCACGCTGTCTGCATACTTGTTCATACATTGCGTGCAAAGTTTCAATGCCATGTTGCAATCTTTCCAGTTCAACTGCCGCTTGCAAAATGACTTGCTTTTCACAATATTCGTGATTCATACGCAAGTCTTCAATTAATGTTTTTATTTCATCTGGTGTCATTTACATTTTTCCTTTTTCTCGTTACAGATTGGTGTGCTGTGTACTGGCGCAACGATTGGTGGTCTAGGTATAGGTGCGGGTACAACCATATGCTTTGGTGCAACACGCACTGGTGCGGGTGCAATATGCGGTGTTACATGAGGCGCTATATGCGGAGCAACAGCGATAGCAAATATAGGTAGTGGGTTCATGCTTATCCCCTTGCTCTAATTGCCTGAGCATTACTTGCAAGAAGCATCCAAGCAACAGTGTCTACGCCACATTTGTCAGCGTTTTCTTCAACAATCTTTGCACACGCCTCACGCTCTGCTTTGACCGCTTCATCAATTAGGTCTTGACATGTGGCTTTTACTGAAGCACTCCACATTTCAGCAATAGAGGCTTTCCATTGTTTTTTTGTAAGTGGTAATGTCATGCTTGTCCCCTTGCTCTGATTACTTTTATATAAGCCAACAACATTTCTGCAACCCAACTTTGAATTGTTGGGTTATCTTTTAGACCACTTAAATCTGTTGTTTCTAATAACCTTGCACACGCCTCACGCTCACGCTCTTCTATTAGTTTGGCAAAGGCTTTTAAATCACCCACGTGTATGCCCTGACACGGTAACAATCCAGCCTGTCTAGCCAGTTCAATAGTTTCATCACGTATCATGTGTTTTTATCCTTGAGTTTTAAATCCGTTTTGATGAGGGCATCACGAATTGAATGCGACGCCAAAACAATTTCTTCTTGCTCTTCGTAGGTCAATCCTGTCCAATCACCTTTTGTGTAAAGTGGTATGACTGGCTCACCCCAATCTTTGGCAATTTCTTCAACGGCGGTCATTTTTATTTGCCATTCCATCCCTTTTTCTGGCACAAGTTCTTTTAGCCATGCAGTAGGTTTTCTCATGTGTTGCGTTCCTTATATTTGGCTTCAATGGCTCTGGCGTAATCAAGTGAAGCAACATCGTAGTTGTTCATCAATTCATCTATTTCCTCATTTGTCAGCCCTACCCACTCAAATGTCAATGGGCTTTGCTGTCTGCATTTGGGGCATGTGTACCACTGTGCTTTCTTTGCAGGGTTGCCAAACCACGTAGTAGGTTTAGCCGTTATTGGTTTATCCTTTTGAATCAGATTCAAAAGAGCGGCCTCTAAATTTTTTTCGGTTAAGTCAGTCATTTCTTTACCCCATTGTTCACAGTTGTTTACGCTTTTAATTCCCATAGCATTGGCTACGGCTCGGTCAAGAGAGATTCCTGTTAGTTTGCTCATGCGCTCCATTCCTTTGGCCAAACAAAAATAGGCGTTGCTTCACCAACATATGCGCCCTCAACATTAAATTCATTAAACTCTATTGCTTCATCTTCTGACATGCCATCTCGCTCCATAAAAATTTTTATAATTTTTTCGCAGTCGTAAACAAATACTTCAAAGCGTGAGTTACTACGCCAAATATTTGCCATACCAATAATTGCGTCATCTAACCCATCTGCTTTTAACATGTCACTGCCATTTTTGAGTTGGTATACGGTCCATGATTGCTACAGCCGCATTGTTTAGTGCAGTGCATACTTCGCCCTCGTCTTCAGCAGACGCTAGTTCTTTCACCAGTTCATGACAGGCCTTACGTTCTATCATTACGGCGTGCCGCGCAGTCTCCACTGCAAATGCCATGATTTCTGTTTTGGCCTGTTCTAACGCAGTGTCAAATTCTTTTTGTGTGTACAGTTGCGAACCTGTGCCTTGCCCAATTAAAAATGCTTTTTGGAAATCGCTCATTTCAGCCATTTTGTTTTTCCTTTTGTTGTTGAATAAATTCTTTTAACGGTTGTTTTTTCATTTCGTCGTAAATTTGCAGAAGAACAAGCGCTTGTGCTGGCGGTAAATTTAATTCGTCACAAGCAAATCCAACCCCCATTTCAAACCCTTTGTTCCATGCATCGTCACACATTCTTCTAATGTCCATCTTTTTTTTCCTTGTACATACGTTTAATTAAATCATCAAGTGCTGGCTGGCCACGTCTTTTGGCAATGTCATCTTTTACTTTGGCCCACCACAATTGCGCGTTCTCTAACCCTACCTCGCCAATCTTCGTTGCACGCCTGCGCATCCATTCCCTCGCTTCGCACTGGCGCATGTGTTCCAACATCTCCTGTGAGTATGAGTAATTCTGTAATTTCGGCTTTTCCAATGGCACGTAAATCCCCACAGCGGATTTTTTGTAGTTTTTGGTTCGCTTCATATTTCGTCATACCATTGTTCCTTTTTTGGTGGTTCCATTAATTTGTCACGGGCGAGTCTTGACCAATCTTTTGGGTCAGTGTCAGCATGCTGTCGGCAAAGATAATGACCATTGATGTGAATCACCCATCTTTTTTGGCATTGATATACGCCGCAGTCTAGTTTTGGTTCAGGTTTTTTTTTGGACATTTATTTCCTTTGCGGCCAGTGACAAGGCCGCCATCTTTGCCCTTATTTCAGCGCTTGGAGCGGTTGACTTGGCAAACACCCCATCTATGTACTGCTTAGTCTTTTCAACGCTTTGGTGGATGGCTATAGGGGTTACGGCCACCGTGCTTCCCTTCTGGCTTCGGACCCAGTTACGCCACGTAGCCTGCCAATCAAGTTTGACGCCACCAGCACCAGCCTTGGCAATCCAAAAGTCTCGGAATGACTCGCCTGTCTTTTGGATGTTCAAATCAGGTCTTTCAGACTGTGCCCATGTTTCCCATTCTTTTGGCAACATCCAGTCTGGTGAAAGGCGTGAGCCTTTTGTTGGCTTGCCAACTACTGGTTCTTGGTTATTGGTTATTGGTTTATGGTTAGGTGGCGGTTCGTACACGCTTGGTGCACGGTTCGTGCTATTTCCCTTACGCTTCGCCTCACGTTCTATAGCGATTCGTTTGTTTGTCTCTGCATTTGCATGGTAGTTTGCCAGTTCATCTTGGATGCGTTCTTGGATGTATTGGCCTTTATCATCCAATACAAAAAACCTGCTTAGTACAAAGGTCACAGCCTCAATTTCAGCCTGAGATGATGCCCAAGTCCATTCAAGCGCTTCGGCCATTGTTGGAAATGCTTCACGGTCATAGCACGCATCGAGCAATAAGTTATACGCTCCGTGCTGAAGCATTGTCAGACGGCCAGCCTTCTTTGCATAGTCGCCAAGATTTCGTTTGTAGTAGTGCATCGCTGTTCCTTCGCTGTGGTTGTTTAACGGTATGTTACACCAATTTTCCAAAGATGTCTGGGCGCAATTCTTTTCTAGTTACTTTGCCCTTGGTTGCTCGCTCAATGTCCACAGACAACTCTGCGGATGGGATGCGATGGCCATTGATGACCAGTGCCAACCAAGTCTTGCTGACGTTTACCGTCTTGGCTAGTTTGGTCTTAGAACCTCTTGGTAGTTGTTGGAAGTATTCGACAAGATTCATTGAAGTCCTTTTATGTTGTTTTACCCCATGATACACCATTTGAAAAAAGTAGTGTATGATGGCGTTACACAACAAAAATTGTGTGTTTGCGAAACTTTTTAACTTGGAGAAAAACATGGCATTAATAGCGAAATCTAGCGGTGGTGGTGGGGGTGCTTTTACCCCTGTCCCAGAAGGTATGTATTTAGGTCGGTGTTACCGCATTATCGACATGGGAACTCAGACTGGCTCCTATCAAGGCAAGCCAACCGTCAATTACAAAGTGATGGTGCAATTTGAGGTGCATGGTGAAGATGCAGAAGGCAACAAACTTGTTACATCCAAGGGCGAGCCAATGAGCATCAGCAAAAACTATACGTTGTCATTGAATGAAAAAGCAACACTGCGTAAAGATTTGCAAACATGGCGCGGCCAACCATTCACTATCGAAGAATTAAATGGTTTTCAACTTAAAAATGTTTTGGGTTCTTGGGCGCTTTTAAACATTGCAAAAGGCGAAGGTGGCGATGGTAATCAATACACAAATATTGTTGCAATTAACCCTGTGCCAAAAATGATGAAAGGCAGTATTCCTCAAGGCCATAACCCATTAGTGTGGTTTGATTTAGACAACCCAGACATGGAATTGTTTGAGACATTTGGCAACAAATTGCGCGAAAAAATTAAATCCTCACCAGAATGGAAAGCGCAGAACGACGGCGGTAATGTGACGCCAAAAAAATCTTTTAATCAACCGCGTAACACACTTGAGGAGATGGACGATGACCTCCCTTTTTGATTTATCAACAACACAACAACGTTTGCTGACAGAAAAAATTAATTTTATAAAGTCATTAGATTTGTCATATGCAATTCGTCTTCCCAACGGCGAAATCATTGGTAATTTAAAAGTTGTTGAGCCAAAACCAGAAAAACCTGCAAGAAAAAGAAAGCCTCTAGCATTTCCTAGAGGTACATATACAAATTATTTGCGGCCATTTGTAAAAGATTTAATAATAGGAAAAACCATTTACGTATCAGCAGATAAATATAGTTTAGATTCTTTGCAAAAATCAGCATCTAGCCTGTTATTTACCATGTATGGTCCTGCAAATGTTACAACAAATATGAACCGAGAAAAAAACGAACTTCAATTAACAAGGGATCACTAAAATGAAAATTAATTTAACAGTTGACACAGAAGAATTTTTGTTTATCAAGCACGCATTAAAAAAGCAATTAGACGAAATTACTCGGTATATGGACACAATGTATCAAGTTGCCGAGCATTTAGACAATACCCACAACATTGAAAAAAAGGTCCCAGAGTTTGAAGAAGAACCAAAGGCTTTAGTTAATACACTAATTAAAACACTAAAACGCCGTGGCCGTCCGCCAGCAAAAAAACGTGGCCGTTCCGTAAAGGCTAAAGTATGAAAGATATGCCAGCATTAGCATTTCCTCATAAATGGGAAACAACAGATGGCACAACTATTATTGCCAAGGGTATGACCTTGCGTGATTATTTTGCAGGCAAGATGTTGCAGGGAGTCATGGGCACCGTATTTATTAAAGGCGATAAACCGCCCTCAGATGAAATTGTTGAATCTTGCTACGCATGGGCAGACGCAATGATGAAAGCGAGGGAAGCATGACGCTAGAAGCCAAAGAAACTCGCAACACTGAGGCTGGCCATTGGTATACCCGCTCTGGCGAGCCTATGTATACGGTACAAGGCGCTAACGGCTTGCAACGCAACACAACCCTGCGTGACGCCCGCAAACTGGATTTGGTGCCTTCGGTTACCACAATCTTGAATGTGGCCGCCAAGCCTGCTTTGACCACATGGCTACAGCAACAAGTTTTGCTTGCCGCGTTGACCCTTCCCCGCCGCCCAGACGAACCTGAAAAAACTTATCTTGATCGAATAATCAACGATTCAAAAGAGCAGGGTCGATCTGCGGCGGATGCGGGAACTGATATTCACGCGGCCATACAAAACTTTTATGAAACTGGTAGCGATGCTAGGCATGGCCTGCACATCAAAGCAGTGCATCAAGCGCTGTCAGACCATTTCCAACGACGTGAGTGGAAGTGCGAGGATTCGTTTTGCCATGAATTAGGTTTTGGTGGCAAGGTGGACCTTTGGACTCCTACTGGTATTGTTGTGGACATCAAGACTAAAGAGTTTTACGATCTTAAAAAAGTGGATGCATACGACGAACATTTGATGCAATTAGCCGCCTACCGCATGGGCTTAAAAATTCCACACGCACGTTGTGCAAACATTTTTGTCAGCCGCTCAGTAGCAGGGCTGGTGAAAATTGTAGAGTGGTCCCAAGATGACCTTAAACGGGGCTGGCTAATGTTTCAAAACCTGTTCAATTATTGGCAACTTAAAAACAAAGTAGGGGATAAAGATGCTTAAAGATGAGCATTTCAGAACGTTGTATTTGGAGAGCGGGTGGGCGCGGCCACATGCCGTGCTGGCCCACGATGTTGATTACGTCCAATTTGGCCAATCCGTCGAAAAAACGGTCTTGCAAACCTGCGTCAACTTTGTTCGCTCATTGAATCCAGAGGTTGCTAATCAAATGGTCATCTGGGCCAATGCGGACCCTAACGTGAGGGCTTACGATGGTGACCAGATTAAACCTGAACAACACATCATCTACGTCGATACTCAATAAAAAAACCCCCCGAAGGGGGCAAAGGAGAGTGGCAACTGCTCCTACATATGGTAGCGCCCTGACGCGTCTTGGGCCAGCGTGGTGGTATTACTCCTACTCGGCTGGTTATAGATTGAAGAAAGCGCTCCTTTGGCCTGCGGTTGCGCCTTTGGCTGGGCCGCAGGCGTTCTATCGGATAAAGCGTCCATTATTTCTAGGGCTAATCCGCCGCCGATTCCTACGGCTTTCAAGGCGGCTGTTAGTGGTGTTCCTGCTGGTAGCATTGACATTGCCTGTAGGACAGCACTAGCGCCCATTTTGACCGCCCTGCCAGTCTCGCCTGCGTTATAGGCATTTACCGCTTCTGTAGCCGCGTAACCAAGCCCTAACCCGCCTGCCATCTGTAAACCCTTACCAAGCGCGGAGCCGCCAAGCGCTGTAATTGTTTTGCCCAAAGGCCCAAGATTACCCCTGTTAACTTCTTTATTAACAATTTGAGCGGCTTCTACATTGCCAGCGCGTTTGGCTAAATCTTCAATAGATTTTGCTTGGGTTTTGTTGGCGTTGCTGGCTTGGGTTCTGTGTAAGGATTCTGCCGCCGCCGCTTCTGCTTTAGCCGCATTAGCCTGTTCACGCAAAACATTTATTCTGTCTTCTGCTTGTTTAATAGCGTCCGCCACATTAGTTCTTTTTTCTGCCGCTAAATTTTCTGGCAGTACAAGTTGGTCTGCTCCCGCTGGCCCTAATTGCATGCCACCTAAACCCATAGCCTTTTGTTTAGCAATGGCGTTTGTATTGTTTTGAATAATTTTATGAGCGGCAGTGTCATTGTATTTTGACATGTCAGTGGCACTCATTTTTTGTGCATATGGAATTGTTTCGGCAGTATTTCCAGCCATACTGTTTGTATATTTTCCAGCGCCACGAAATTCTTCTGGCAATAAAGACTGGTGGTGTTCCATAGCCTGCTCTAACTGAGCCTGCAACTTTGCCGCATTGCCTTGCTTGGTCATAAAGTCAGACTCAAGCGATGAAGTAGAACCAGCCTGTTCTTGCGCTAATTTTTTTGCCGCTTTACGAAATGCTGTTTGTTCCGCTTCTGCTTGGGTTAAAGCCTGTTTGGCGTTTAGTTGTGATGTCTCGCGGTGTGCTACGGCTTTTTTGTCCATGTACGGCGTAAATACTCCAGCGGTCAAACCAACTCCCATGGCGGGTAATGGATTAATTTCGCCTTCTTCGTTGCGCAGGTAATCTGGCACGCTAGACAACAACTGTTTGCTGTTATTAGCAGGCGCTGACTGTGTAGTCAATGGCTTGTATAAATGCTCACCAAATGGATTGGGTCCAATGTCTTTTTCCTCTGATTTGTTTTCAGGCTTTTTGCCTGAAAGAAATGGAAAAAACTTGGCTAATTCGTCGTCTGATATTTCATCTTTTTTAGATTTGTCAGTCATGTTTTTTCCTCTTGCTTCAGCCACTTTTTGAAAATAACTACGCGTTTCTGCTGGCAAATATTTTTCATCATAATTGTTTTTGACGTAATTTTCAGCATAGTGTGGGCTTGCGTTGTATGCGGCCAAGGCGGCATTTTCATGGCCACCAAAACGGTCTAAGTTTTCTTTGAGCAAACGCACACCAGCCTGTACGTTTTTTTCTGGTATGTACAACTCATGTGACTTCATGCCCAAGCCATGCGCGTTTGTGCCCATAACCTGCATGGGGCCAATTGCTCTGCCATACTTGGTTTCTGGACCAAGTGCGTTATGTCTAAACCTACTTTCTGTCCAACCAACTGCTTGCGCCAAATCTGGGTCCACACCCTGCTCGTTGGCATGCTGAACGATTAGATTCCTAATTCGTTCTTGGTCTGGTGACAATTGTCCAAAATCCATTAGTCTCTGCCAAATGCATGTTTTTCTAAACGACGCAAACCTTCGTCATAAACAGTCACAGTACGTTTATATTGTGGATCATTTGACATAAAGTCTTCGTAAGAACTGTTTGGATTGCTTCGCTTATATTGACCATATTGACGATAAACTTCTTGGTCAAAGTTTGCTCGCGCCATAACCATTTGTGCTTTCAACGCAACAATTAATGGGCTTGCAGAAATCTGAGGCCCGATGCGTGCAATAATTTGACGCTCGTTGTTTGACACCTGACCTTGGCCTTTCAAGCCCTGCGAATAAGCAATCTCAAGTTGTGCAAGTTGACTTGCCGCATATGTTTGAGCATTGACTACGGCTTGTTTGCGTTGTCCATATTGTTCTGCCGATTCGCCCTGCTGGCGTGGCGGAATATGGCGGCCAACCATGGTTGCAAGTTTGTCTTGATCGATAGCCTCGCCAATTTTTAAACCTCTTGTAATGGTTCCAATAATGCTGGTTAGGTCTGTTGTAGAAAATTGTCCAAATGCGGCAGAAGTTTTTGGATCGTTTGCAAGTTGGAACACTGACTCACCAATATTTTTCATGGTGTTTGCATTTTTGGCGGCGGCAGATAGTTCTAACTCAGACTGTTTGTTTGCGGCCTCGGCCGTAGAAATTTTTTGTTCTTTACCAAATTTATCAACAGCAATATCAGCCTTCATTCCTTCTTTTTTCTTCTCGCGTTCAAACTCGCTTTGAATTCCATTAGACGCGTAAAACCGTTTTAATAACATTTCTTTTTCGCCAAAAGAAAGTTTGCGCTTATCTGCTTCTGTCATTAAGGCTTTGTAGTCGTCATAAACGCTAGACATAACCTTTTGCGGACCATCTACATATGCAAATTGAGCCTCTACTGGTTTATCAAATTTCAAATCGTATTTGCCATTCCATTTGTTGTACACACCTTCAGTAGTGGTGATCAAGCCTTTTAAATATTCGTCTGATTCTGCTTTTAATTGTTTGCCATATTCAGGCGCAATACGTCCAAACAAAACTAAATCGTTGTAACTTACAGGACGAATTTCATTACCTTGCGGCAAATTTTGTTGTTCGCTTTGGGGTACAGGAACATAATCAATTGATTTACTAGGACGAACTACTGGCCCAGAAGTTGATTGATCTGGCTCAGCATATCTTCCAAATAATTCTTGGTTGCGATCAGGTTGAGGCGCGGCTTGTTTTGTTTCTGGTTTGTAATTTGCATATGCTGGCCCTAGTGCGGAAGATGGCAACATGCCTTTTTTAACTAAGTCAGCAATCATTATTTCTTGATTTGCTTCTTTCTCAAGCATTTCTTTTTGCTTGGTAAATAAATCAAATTTGCCTTTTTCTAAATCTA